ATGCCGAATTTGAGGCTGAAGTCACGGCCAGCGTTGACGAACAGGCGGCCCTCGACCTCGGCGGGCTTGATACCGTAATGCCGCATCGCAGCGAGAACCCGGCGTTGGATTTCTTCCAGCGGGTCTTCGAGGTTGACGATCCAGACGTTGGTGCGCTCTTTGACTTCCTCGCCCAGCAGCGGCCTGCCCGTGACGATGGCGAGGGCTTCCACGATCTGGAGGCTGGTCTTGCCGATCCCGCCTGCCGACGCCAGCACGCTGACGAATGACCGCAGGTAATGGTGAGCGTATATCCAACGGCGAGGCTCAATGCTGGCCTCGTCGAACATATCGTAGAGCGTGGGCCAATCCGGGGCCGCCTCGGGGGCGTCTGGGGTGTCGAAGCTGTCTAGGTCTATGTCATCGGCCTGTGCGCTGGCAGGTGCCTCCTGCGCGGCCTGTGGGGCCACATAGTCAAAATCATCCATGCCGTTCTCTGGCACGTCGATCTCGGCTTTGGCCGGGCTGATCTCAAGGCCATAGGCACGCACGGCTTTGTCGAAATCGCCGTCGTGTTCGTAGTGGACGAACAGATCGAAGGCATCGCCCCAGCAATATGAATTTTCGCCGAGGGATTTGGATTTGCCCACACCAGCGGCGGCGTCCGATCCAGACAGGCTGACCCAATGGGTCACGAAGTTCTGCGTAGCGAAGCTGGGGCTGGTTTGATACCGCGAACGGTAATGCTGGGATGATCCGCGCCGCTCGTATTGGTAGCGGGCGAACAGGTCTTCGATGGAGTGGTCAGCGTTGAAAGCATCGACTGGGCTGACCTGATCGGGGAACTTCTGCCGACGCTCGGCACGCTGGCGCTCACGCTCGGCACGCGCCCGGTCGGCCTGCTCGGCGGCGAGGCGGTACTGCTCCAGCCTGCGGTCGATCTCTTGGCGGATGGCGCTGTCGGCGTCGAGGCGCAACATGCCGCCACGGACGATGCAGTGCTGATAGAAGATCGGGGTTAGATCGGGATTGCGTTTGCCTAGAGGAACATTGGGCAGGTAGATCGGCTGGCCGCAGCGTGCCAGCGCGCCGTCGGGGTGTATGCCATTGGCATGCAGGAGGTCGAAGAGGGCGGTCTGGGCAAGCTCATAGTCAGCGCCGGACAGGACGCCCGCCAGCGGGATCAGGACGCGCCATTTGCGGTTCTCCGGGGTTGCGCCGGAGGATGAATAGGCAAGCATGCTGACAGGCCCGCAAACGGCCTCTACGGCGGCCAGCACGTCATCTAGGCTGGGGTTGCCCCTGTCGATGTCGAGGGCGAGCATTCGGAAGGCTCCGCGCTCACGCTGGGCTTCGTGCGATCTGCCGTCGTGTTCGCGGTAGGTTGAGGGAATGAAAAAGTCTGCGTCGATCTTTTCTTTCGCCTGCGGTGTGGAAACCATGCGGGCGATGTCGGCCCAAGAGATGCCGGGGTAGGATTGGCCGGGCTTGTCGATCAGGGTGTGGAAAGAGCCGGGGGCTGTCAGGAAGCGGATATCAGACATTGTGGCCACCGCGACACTTGCCACCAGATATAGACTGCATTAAAGTATTCCTTGTGTTGGGTTGCTCTCACACATCTGGAACCTGCTCCTCCCTCGGTTCCGCCTGCCTTACTTGAACCCCGGCGCGTTGGTCTCACGCCGGGGTTCTTCTTTACTAAAATGGGATTTCGTCCCCCAGATCATCTGCAATGGCTTGGCGCTTCTGTTCGGTCAAGGGCGCTTTTGCCTGCTCGAAGGGATCGGCCTTGCTTTCGACGGTATCGAAATCATCCATGCCGCCGTCGCCGTAGCGGGCTTCTGTGACCTGCACCGCGTCCAGCAGGAGGGAGATGCCGCCGTTGCCATCGGGATCGATCACAGCGACAGCCCACGCGCGCACGGTGCCTTTGGAGCCTCCCCAGAAGGCCAGATCGGCCAGCGGTTGCTTCTGCCCGTCGATGACGGTGGGTGCCTTGTTGGGCGTGCCGTCCTTCTTCATGCCGTTGCGCTTGGCGGTGAATTGTACCATGCCGGTTTCGTTGCCATGCTCGTCCTTCAGCTTCTTCATGCTGAAGATGGTCTTGAATTGAGGCATCTTGCTGTTGCGCGAGCGGCAAGCCTCATAGTGGGCGCGCAGTTCTTCGTAAAGCGGCTTGGCCTGCTCCTTGGTCATCTCAAAGGCCACGGACCAAGCCGCGTTGGATGCGGTGGGCGCGCAGGGTTCGCTGGCCTGCTTTTGGGTGTTGAACCGATAGGTTTGGTTCAGCTTGGGATATTGCAGGGTCACGTTCTTGACGAGAACCTTGTGGAAGTCATCATTGTTAGCCATGGTTTGCTCCTCTCTGGCTTGTGGTCTCAGAAGTCTACGGTTTGGTCGAAGATGTCATCTTCGGTGGTCTCGGTCTGCCAACGCGGCAGATCGATATGGTTAATCAGTGGCCAGCCCGTTGTGAAGTCGGAAACTGCGGTGGCGTTGCTGATCTTTTGGAGGGTCTGGGTCACGACCTGATCGGCGTGGTCCAAATAGCGGTCGGTCAGGGCATGGACACCGACAGCAAAGGGTGCCTCTTTCTCGACCGCGATGAACATGAACGTGTCGGCTTTGTAGCCAGCGGCACGCAGGGCGCGCAGATAGAATGCCGCCTGCACGTCGTATGCGTATTTGCGAAGCTCACGCGGGAAGCCGTCTGGGCTGGCGTCGGTGGTGGTCTTCACGTCGAACACAAGGCCGACCTCGGGCAAATAGGCGTCGGGTCGGCATTTGATTTCGGTGCCTGTAGCCGGATCGATGCCGAAGAAGCTGGCCTCGGCCACGAAGGTCGGATCGGCCAGATACATGGCCGCGACCGGGTGAGCCTTGACGGCATCGGCGATGCGTGCGGCCAGATCGAACTCAGCCTCGGGCAGCAGGATTTGGCCGTCCAGATCGGCGGCAAGCTGTGCCTCTTTCCACTTGTTGCCACGGCGATCCTCGGGGCCGCGTAGGACGAGGTTCTTTTCCGGCTCCAGCACCAGAGCGTGAACGGCGCTGCCCAACGCGAAGGCCGAGGTTTCCTTGCGGACCTTGCCCTTCCAGTGTGCCAGCGACTTGGTGTGTACCGCCTTCACGTCCGAGGACGAGATCGCGGGGTGGGCGTGGTAGTCCTTGTTCGTCAGGTCGGTTCTCATTGCTCTCTCTCCACTAGGTCAAAGTCATCAAAGGTTTCGCCCTGAACCCGCCGCACGGTGGCAAACATAGCGGGCAGGCCGTAGGCAACCTTGGATTCATAGGCGACGTGAGCCTTGGCCTTATGCGGCCAGAAATTGATGAGTTGGTTGCCAACTTCCATCTGAAGATGCCAAGGCGCGGCCTCATAATTTGGCCAAAACAACTTGCTGATAATGTTGTTGTCGTAGGCCGCCACGATGAAGTCGCGGTTATTCTGGTCCTGATCGTCGTAGCGGGCGTACATGTCCTCTGGCAGCCCGGTGAACGGTCGTCTGGTCATTTCTTCCTCCATCCATAAAGTGCGATCAGTGCTGCCTCGGCTCTGCCGTCGTCTTTGACCCGCGCCCATTGATCGGACGAGTCGGGGAAGTATTGGCTGGCCAACGCTCGGCTAGCGTTCTTGTCGGTCGAGAGCCGCATGTTTTTCTTCCACGCAGACGGATCGACCTCAAATGTCGGCACGCCGGAAAAGAACAGGCAGGCCTTCAGTTCGCCGTAGGCCTGCGCGATGGTAACGGCGTTCTTGATCCCGATCATGCGTGGGAAAAAGGGCCGCTCAAGCCAGCAGCATTTGACCTGCCCGATGTCAGAGATCAGCGCGCGCTTTTCGTCCAGTGTGCCGGGCATGTCGTACGTCTTGACCTGCATGTCGTCAGTGTCGAGGAGCGCGATGGCCCCGCTTTTGCCGGGGTCGATGCCGATGATGTATGACATTATGCCGAACTCCTTTTTTCCATGTATTCCCTGTGCCTCCTTGCATTATCGGCGCGACATTCTGGGCAGCGACACTTGAACCGCTCATAGCCAATCCGCGTCCCGTGTATCAAAGGTGACGCGTTTTTCTGCACAAGGTTTTCAGATGTTAGAGCCAAATCTGGCCCCATTCTTTGCAACCGCCTCCAAAGCGTGTCCAATTTCAAACCTATTTCCATAGCCCATTCGGCGATTGTCTGGCTCTTTCCGTTGAACTCAATGACTACACTCGTCCTTTTGTTATTGGACTGAGTTTTCCAGCTAGCCCAACGGCAGTTCTCTGGCTCGTAGTGTCCGTTCACATTGATCCGATCTAACGAGTAGCCTTCAGGGCATGGCCCCATGTCATCCAGAAAGGCGTCAAAGTCATGCGCCCACCTCTCGCAGACCTTAATTCCGCGACCACCGTAATTGTGCCAAGACGCATTCTTCGTGCTGGTGCAGCGGTTTCGCATGCTTCGCCATGCAAAATACTCCCGGCTTCCAGACCTAGCCTTCCACTTTTCCCTTGGCATGCTTTGCTCCCAGCTCTCCAGCTATTGCGCCATATCCGCACAAATCTTGACTTGAGTCAATATGCGCCGGGTTACTTTTCATCCTGGCCAGTTTAAACAGACACATCATAACCGCTACGTCGTGGTCAGTGACGCGCGCATCCAGATGCGCCGACCAGTAAGCCGCGATCAAGCCGAAGTTGCTCTCCGCATCGCCGTGCGTGTCTGCGCGATCCTTGGTGATGTATTCCTTGGCGGTGTCCAATATTTCGGCGCGGTTCATTTCCACGTCCCCTTGTCGCGCAGGCTGTCGATCCCGGTGATCTCGGCCAGCCGGTTGCGGTAGATCGCGCCCGGCGTGATGTTGTTTTGCATCCAGCGTGACATGCTGGACTTGGCGACGGGGACTTGGTCAGCGATCCAGCCAAGCTTGCGCCCGCCGCCCGCCGCCCACTGTCTGATTTGATCTTGTGCCTTCACGGCGTCCTCCTGCGTTTCGGTTCGATCTGTCTATTTGTGAAATTATTTTGCGTCAAGTGCAAATATTTTCTTGCACGGGGTGTGATAGGGTGTATTGTGGGGATACGAACTAGCAAACAAGGATGACCGACATGACCACCACCGTAACCACGATCAACACCAAGTGCATCCGCGTTGAGATGCTGAACACCCAGCTTGAGCGCGAGATTTACTGGATCGACCTGCGCGGAGTTTACATCGACACGAAAGCCCCGATGGTCAGCGTTTCGGTTTCCCGCAAAAACGGCGGATCAGCCCAGCTTAACAGCAACGTTCACCAGACCCGCATCGGTCGCGTTTGCTCGGTCGCCCGCAAGGAACTGGCGGCATACGTTAAGGGCCTGCTGGAAGTGCAGCCGGAAGCTGGCTTTGATAGCCGCCCCGCATGACTGACCTCGAGCAAGAACTAAACCTGCTGGGCGTCATCGCCCAGCCAGCACCCCGCCCCCAGCCAGCGGCCTACGCGCCGCCACAGTGGAAGCCAACTTACCCCGGCGAAGAGCCGCCGTTTTGATAGGAGAGCAACATGTCAGAACCAACCATCACCATCACGCTGGAACAGGCCCAGACGGCCCTAGATTGCATCGACCGTGACATGGACTACAGCACCCACGACCAGCCCGATTACCACGACCTTGGCGAGATGATGCACAACCTGCGCCGCCTCGAACTGCGCCAGCGCCTGACCTCTGCCATCAATGCAAACAAGGAGATCAAATAATGCGTATCCGAGACGCCGCCGCCGACCTGATCGGGGCCATCGCAATCTTCGGCCTGCTCTGGGCTGGCTTCGTCTTCGCTCACGGTATGGGGTGGTAAAATGGCGATCAGACTAGGAGCAACCGACACCCACATCGTGCTGACCGCGCTGTGGGATTACCGCGAGACGCTGACCAACGGCATCGCGCCCAACCCGCCGCATGTACAGGCCAGAATTGCCAGCGTTGACCGCCTGATTGAGAGCTACAAGAAATCATACTTCGCGCTGGATCGGTTGGGCATCCAATGACCGCCTATTACAACGAGATCGACCCCAAGGCCGCCGCATGGCTGCGGGAACTTATCAAGCAAGGCCACATAGCAGATGGAGTGGTGGATGAACGATCAATTGTCGATGTTACCCCTGATGAACTCAGAGGCTTCACCCAGTGCCACTTCTTCGCCGGCATTGGCGTCTGGTCCTATGCCCTGCGATCCGCAGGCTGGGCCGACGACCGTCCTGTTTGGACAGGAAGCTGCCCGTGCCAGCCTTTCAGCGCGGCAGGTGCAAGAGGCGGGTTTGATGACCAGCGGCACCTCTGGCCGCACTGGCACCATCTCATCAGCCAGTGCCGCCCTTCAGTCGTCTTTGGCGAGCAGGTTGCAAGCAAGGACGGCCTCGGCTGGCTCGACCTTGTACACGCTGACATGGAAGCAACGGGCTACGCCTTCGGGGCTGCTGATCTGTGCGCTGCGGGCGTCGGCGCGCCGCATATCCGACAGCGCCTCTGGTTTGTTGGGCTGGCCGACACCGACGTGCGGTTCGCCCAACAGTCTGCGCGGGTCGGGTCAAGATCCGACGAAGCGAAAGGAAGGTGGCCACTCGGTGAACCTGCAGGACGCGGTGACGCTGGCGGGCTGGCCGACGCCGACGACACGGGACCACAAGGACACGGGCAATCTGGAGGGTTCAATGTTTCGGAGGGACGGCCAGATGCGGGACGACACGGTGCCGAGGGTGGCTTGGATGTGCAGCCCAGCCCGACTAACGGTTTCTGGCGAGATGCTGATTGGCTCTTCTGCCGGGATGGAAAGTGGCGGCCAGTTGAACCCAGCACATTCCCGCTGGCTCATGGGTCTCCCGCCAGAGTGGGACGACTGCGCGGTTACGGCAATGCCATCGCTGCCCCGGTCGCGGAAGAATTCATCTCAAGCGTAATGGAGATATTAGCATGACCATCGAAAGCCTACGCAGCTACATCGAACTCAAGAAAAAACAGATCGAAGATCTCGAACGGCTCTACGGAACCGGGGTCAGATCTGCCGCTATAGGAGAGGACATCGGTATCCTGTCCTTCTACCTGCGCGATGCTGAGCAACAACTTGCAGAACTGGAAAAGAACAATGCAGCAAACCATTCTTCTAACTAACCAACTGGCCACAGGATCGGCCTTCGCCCTGAACGAGAGCAACGAGAACGTGTTCATCCCGTCGAAAGTCATGTTCGGCCATAGCGTGCGCCTCGGCCAGCGTGTGCAGGCCGTCTGCGTGCCGAATATGACCCGGCCAGACCGCACACCTTGGCTGGCGGTGAGCATCTTGGACGCCGAGGCTGTTCAACAAGATGATGGTCTGGCCGACTTCATTTTGGAAAGTCTAGAGCAAGGGCGAGGAACGGTAGAGGAGATCGCGGAAGACCTGAACATGTCCGACGGCAAGATCGCCGCCAAGCTGTCTGAGTTGGTGGCGTCGGGACATGTTGTGCGGGTTGTCTGCTACGACCTGCCTGAGGGGGAAGAATGATGTTCTGGAGAAAGAAGACAGAAACCATGCCGCACCGCGACATCCACGCAGAGGCGGCACTGGGGATCAGCAACGCAGCGCAGGTGCTGCCAGCAGGGCGGTTCATGGCCCTCGTTTACTGGGCCATCGTGGAGAACCGCCAGATCAGCGTCGAGGACATCGACGCGCTGGCCAACCGCCTGTCGCGGGCAGCTTGGGAACGGGGGCGGAGATGACCGGACTGCATCCAGACTACGGCCTGACGGACGAGCTTCGCGTTGAGGCCCTGCGCTCTGCCGCGCGCTTCGGGGTAAAGAAGGCTGCGGCTCTTTATAGCGTGTCGCCAGCCAGCCTCTACAAATGGCGCAAGGTGCCAGCACTGGTGAAACAGATGATGGAGGGGGACGATGACTGACAAAGAACTGGTGAAGGCGCTGCGTGATTTTGCGGACGATGGATACGCTGACCTATCTATCGCCGCCGCCGACCGCATCGAAGCCCTGACCGCCAAGGTCAAACTTATGGACGACCTCGACGTTATCAACGGGGAGAAGATCGAAGCCCTGACCGCCAAGCTGGCGAAGGCGGTGGAGGGGCTTCTCCTTGCCCGTGTCCATGTCGCCAACAATGAGCAGGGATGGAGCGTGGGTCGGGCCTCTGCGCGATCTGACCTAAAGATTATCAACGCCCTGCTGGCCGAGATTGAGGGAGAGAAGACATGAGTGACGAAGATTTGATCCGGCGCGGGGACGTGGTGAAGGCAACAGCCGAATATCTGTGGGAGACTCAGGTTGACCCCATGCTGCTATGGTACGTGGAGCAAGCAGTGCTCACCATCCCCGCCGCCGCGCCTGACAAGGTGGGTTATAGCCAAGCCAAGCGCGACCTTTGCTTGTTCTTGGACCCAGGCCTTGCGAGCGCAGATGCTTGGGGATGGGATGATGACAGCGTGTTCGCGGCGGCACTGGCGAGGCTGACTACCCCCAAGCCTGACCAAATCGACACCGTGGCCCGCGCGATCTGCGCCGAGATTGAGGGAAAAGATGCCCCGTGAAGTCAGCAACAGCCCCGGTGCGAGAGCGTTGAGGCGGGCGGGCTACGTCAAATGCCCAGCTTGGTGGCTGACATCCGAGCAGTTTGAGCTATTGAAATACATGTGCCGAGGCAATCTACCAGAAATCAATCGCATTAAAAACGAGGCAGAGGCTTGCCAGCCACCGTGGCAATCAGATAGTTAATGCAAGTGAGGGGCGCATACGAAACCTTCGGTTTTGTTTTGGTCGAGGATCAGACTGCGC